GTGGCTTTTGCAAGTGGTACGCACTTCGGATACTTCCGCTTTGAACCACTGGCAGATTTTCTTCCACACTCTTGATACTTGCCACCTTTTTTCTTTGCTCCAATGTCTACCCATTTTTCTTGAAACCATTTTGTTAATCCTCCAGTTTTCATTTTACCAGCAGGAACACAATTTGGAACCATTTTGTTTCCCTTTTTTTTCATACCTTTTTGAACGTAACCATCCCAACAAGTTCCTTGGTTATAACCACCTTTTTTAAATTTCTTTTTTATAGTTATTCCGATCCCGTAAGAGGGATCAGATTCACCTTTGAAAACATAATCTTTTCCTTTGTATGTTACTTTATCCCTGCCTGAACTTTTTGAATAATTTCCAGAGATAGTTATTTTTGTATTTTTTTTATCGTAAAGATCATACTCACCTTTTATACCATAATTCCTAGATTCTTTTTTTACTTTTACTGGCCCTTGTTTATTTGTACCCCCTTTAATAGAGACACTTGGATATAACTTTAGTTTATTAAAATTGGACACTAGAATACGCCTTGAAAATTAGTTCCCTTAATAGCTATTCCACCACCACGCATTTTAAGACCAGATTTTTCCAATCTACCCATTGCTGATTGTGATCCTGCAGTCATAAGTTTTCCAACTTTAGCTTTTTTAGGTCCCCAATCCTTTTTCTTTTTTCCTGATGGATCTTTTATTTTACCTGCGCATATTTTTGATGCGTATGCGTTTGCATAAGCTGATGGATAAACTTTAAATTTTCTCTTAGCAGCTGATTTGCCTCTAGCACATAGTTTTGTCATATCTGTTGCATCCTTGGGTCTGTTGATAATATATTTTTTTCTGCTTTAGGTCTAGCTACTGAATCTTTACTTCTTTTACGTAGTTGAGCAATAGCAGATTCTTTTAATGCTCTTTCTTTTTTTTGTTTTTGTAAATCTCTTTCTAAATTCATTTTTTATAACCTAATCCTGTTGTTCTATTTCCATATAATTTATTCCAAGACCATGAAGTTAATTTAGTTGACCAGTGATATATTAATGTTACTAAATATTTCATTTTTTATCCTTATTCATTCCGCCCCTAAAGATCTGAGTTCCCTTAATACCATAAATGCTCGCCACGACAAGAATCCATAAATTTGTGAACCAGCTCGGAAGCTGCGAGAACATATCAAAGAACAATTTTACCTTGTCCATTGCTGTTGGATCGTCCGATACGACTGCCCACGCCAAAATTAAAATTGGAGCCGACAAAATTACGAGAACCGCCTCGTCCTTCCAGTCCGATTGCCTTGCCTCAAGAAGTTTTCCCTGGAAGGCTTCTTCCCCCTGAGCCATCTTTCTTGCGTGCATCATTTGTGCATCCGCCATCAGCATCTTTGTCTCTTGACGCTTCTTGAAGATGTGCGTACCTGCCTGGGCCGCTAATTTTATCGCACTTAACCACATTATATTTCTCCTGTCTTCTAATACACATATATTCTATCATTTTCTCTATACAATCGTAAGCCCTTGAACCACTTAACCTCCATCTCCAGGTTTGTGTCCAATGTGCTTTCCTTATTTTACATTTATGTATATTTCCGCCAAAAAAATTAGAAAATCTAGCTATATTATCTTTGTCAGTCATCTCAACACCGACTTGAAACGTTTTTCTACCGTTACCTTTACCCCAGATACCAAAACTTCCCTCACCATCAAAGAGTCCGGCTAAGAATATTATTTTATTTTTTTTTGAAAGTTTTTCGTAAGAGTTTTTTAGCATCCCGAATTTTTATTCCTTGTGGATTTGGTCCTCTCTTAGGTGGTGGCCCAGATTTAACTCCTCCACTCAATGAATTATTATTTCTTTGAGTCAATTTTCTCTCTCGCTATTTCTAATCGTTCGTCTGATTGTGCATCTTGTGTTGCAAGTCTATCATAATCAAATTCAAGTCTTTGTGCTGCTCTTTGATTCTCTTGATCAGCTCTAAATTTAGTTTCTTCAGCTTTTCTTTGAAGATCCATAGCTCTTAAATCAATTTCTTGTTGTTTAATTTTAATTAAAGGGTCTTCTTTGTTCTGAGAGGCATTTTCAGTTTGTACTAACTCTTGAGTTATTTGTGCTGCAACCTTTGCAACCTCAGCTTCGAACATAATCTCAAATTGTTGTGGGTCTTGTTGGGCAAGTTGTACCATTTCAGGATTTTGCATCATCATTTCTTTTACTTGAGCCTTAGCTTTAAATGAAATGTGATCAGATATGTGTGATTGTAGTAATGCATACACCTGAGGATTAATTTGTACCATTCTAGATGCCATAAATGCCATGTGTGCAGCAATATGTGCATCATGATCTTGAAATTCAAACGCTGTTAACAACTTCATCTGTAGTGCACGTGCATTTTCTTTCGCAGGATCTAAAGGTTCTGGTTGTTTTGGTGGTGGTTTTAGAATTTGATCTATAGTTTTTGTTCCAAGTGCTTCGTAAACACGTCTATATGCTTCATGTAAGTTGTGCATCTGTGGGTTTGACTGTGCAATTTGCAATTGTGCTTGTGCTAGTGTCACTCTTTGTGACATAGACATAATATTTGGGTCTGCAACAGGTAAAATATCTACTCTGTTATCAAAATCTGCTTGTTTTATTTCTCTTGGGCCACCGTAAACATCGTAAGGATATTCTGGTGGTAAGTATTCACCACAAATTCTTGCTAAAATTTTAAATTCTAGTCTCATTGCGTAGTAACATCTTTTGTGAACACCACTCATTACACGTGATCCTCTTTCCATCAACGCCATTGTAGTTCCAACGGCTCTGTTTTGAGCATCGTTACCAATATTTGAATCAGTGATCGCTGCAAATTTTTGTCCTGCTTGTACTACAAAGCCCATCAAGTTGTATAATGTAGGTGATGGCTCTGTGAATGGTAAGTTAAAAAACTGATCTCTAATATTTCCGCCAGGCGCATCTACATCTCTAAACTCTCCTGGTTGAATTGGTTGGTCATCGTCTCTAACTCTAATACCACGTGATTTAAATCCTGCTGGTAAATTTTTTAGAGTACCTGCATCAATCAATTGTCTTAAAGATTGAGTTGCAGCTTGTGATAAACCACCTATCATGTGTGTTAAACCAAAACCATAAAAACCTAATCCTGGTAAAAATTTGTAATGTACAAAATATTCTACTCTTGCATAACCTAAATCACCTGGTTTGTAGTTTCTGTATATAGATAAAATTTCCCCACTACCTTCATCAATAGTTACAATATATGGAATTTTAATTTTCTTAGCCTTGTCATCAAAATCTTCGTAGTCATCTAAATTTAAATCTACGTGCATTTCAAGAATTGTATTTAAGTAATCTGAACCATTACCTTTAACACCTTCTAATTCATTTAATTTTTTCTGTACTGAATCTGGTTCTGTACTGCTGTCAATTAATTCTATGTCTCTATAAAAACCTGCAGCCATTTTCTTTGTGACATCATTCTGTGTCATTTTAATTACATGAGTTATTCTCTCACAATCTTTTAAATCAGATGCGTAGTAAGGAACTACTAAATCTTCTGCTGGAATAAATTTAGATACAGGTCTATCTAGTAATGCATCATAGTAAATTTTTTTAAATGTAGATCCTGATAGTGGTAGATAAAATAACATCTGATCCATATCAGTTGTGTAATCTTCCATCTCCTCCATCAGCAGGTAATTCATATAATCTTTAACTCTATCTGCTTGTTGTTCGGTAGCCGGTGTTTGTAAGCCTATAACTTGTGTTCTAACTGGCCCATCAGATGGTACGAGTTCTTTGTATGCTTGTGCTTGGAATTGTGTAACTGATTCAGCTAACAATGGATGCGTGACACCGGAAGCTCCTTTAAATGGTTTTGTTACTTCCTGATACTTAGTCCCTAGTAAATCTAAACCTTTAATGTAAGCATCTTCCCATTCTTTTCTTGATGTCTTATCTTTTTTGTATTCTTCAATAAGTTCCATGGCCATGTCCTTAAGCTCTCGCTCGTCCATGCCTTCTGCTAAGTTTGCATTAAAATCGTCTTGAGGTCTTTCCTCTACAACCTCTTCTTCTCCTTCAACTTCTACGTCAATTGGAAGACCCTCAGGTTGTTCAACTACTTCTTCTGCTAATTCCTCTGTTACCTTTTCTACTGCCATGATTAATTGTACCTTATTGGTTTAAACATATCCACTACAAGTCCACCTTTAGACTTATAAGTTTTTTGTGTATTTCTCATTAGTGGAACCACTTTAATCGCATATGCATCAAAATACAAGCGTGGATCTCCTTCTGGAATATTCTTAGTTCCCTTTTCAGGATTCATACCAGAACTACTGTGGTATTCACTTTTAATTTCTTTTCCTTTTAATGGGTGATCTGATGGGTATTTAAATCTATCACTACTAACATTTTTATAGGGTTTAGTTGGATCGGATAAAGATATTTTTGTTGGCCCTGCTTTGGATCCATAGAATCTTGCATTCTTAGACATAACATCTGGTACAACTGCTTTACCTTTTTTACCAATACCCTTACCATTTGCATAACCGTAAAATCTTTCATTACCCGCTTTGTACCCTTGCCTGAAACTTACTTTGTCAAACGGGGCAACGGCTACGTAATCAACATTCTCACGTGCAGCCTTCTGCATCAAATATTTAATTGCATGATCTCCGTATGAATCTGCTTCGACCATTGGGAAGTAATCTTTTTTATCGTCATTGTAAGTTTTTCGTCTAGTAGTTAATCTTTGTAATTTTGTATTAATATCTTTCATAGATGAACTTATCGCATTCACTCTACCAAACTCATTATTAGCAAGTGCATCATCCATATCTTTAAGCATCTTACCTCTTTGGCTAACAAGTAAGTTTAATTCTAAATCAGCATTAAAAGGGTTCAATCTTTTCTCGCCTGCTAGTTGTTGGGCTTTAGTCATACTTTTAGCAATACTCTGGTTTACATCAGATTGTATTTCATTAATCATAAATACTTTTTTACCATCAGGTGTGAACCTTGTATCGTATCTAATGTGGTAAATATTATTTACATCACCAATCTCATCACCAAAGTGTCCTCCTTTATTTCGAAGTGATGCATTAGTTGTTATATCTTCTGGAAGTGTAAAGATAGTTTCTCTGTAGTCTTTACCACCTTGTAATGTGTAATTAGACTCGCCACCGTATCTAGTTTTTGTAGCCTGCATTGGACCTACTTTGTTATTGATATCACCAATAACTTTGTTTAATGCTTTTTTTTCATCTACAGGTACTAAACCAGAGTTTGTAAAATTTTTTAATGATTCATTTAAATCTCTTAATGCTGATCTACTTGGAACACCTTCATCAGCTTTTAAATAGTATTGCAACTGATCTAACTCATATTTTAAGGCATCGTTGTCTTTGTATTTAACTTGTAAATCTCTTACCGTATTTCTTGCATTCTTAGCTGCTACATCAAATGCTTCTTGAGCACCTTTGTTTACACCAAGTTCAATTGGTTTTAATCTATTGATAGGATTTAGTTTAATCATGGCTCCAACTTCATTCGCATCTAACTTTAAACCAAATTTCTTTGCTGCATATAACAGGCCACCTGTTAGGTCTCCTGCTTCATTGAATACTGCTAAATTAGAATCGAATAATTCTTCTTTGGATACATTAACTTCTTTACCGGCAAAGGGGCCTGAATCGTATTTAAATCTTTTTTGTTCACGGACAGTTTTCTGTGCAGGCTTACCAAATATTTTAAAGTTTACTTTTCTAGTAGATGTTAAGTGATCTAGCCACTCATCTGCAGTGTACTTAGATCTACCCATTCTCATAGCCCAGTCATATGTGGATGAACCGAAAGCAGGTGCTAAGTCATCACCCATCTGCAGGGGTTTTGTTTTCTTTAAAACTACTGGTGGGTTTTTTAATTCTTGTGTAACTAACTCTTTAGCCTGTGCCTGTGAAGGTTTAGGTGTGTAAGTTATTTGATTTGTCTGTTGTCCGGTGGTCGGTGTTGCTGAAGGCTTCTTCGCCTTAAGTAATTCTTTACCAGCTCTAAGTAATGCCTTCAGGGACATTGTCCCTCCTATGTGATTTTAGTAGGTCTTGTTCTACCTAGTTTGCAACCTCTTGCTTTGATCATAGTACCTTTAGAATAACCCATAGGTTTTTGCATCATTCCGCCACCCATTTTTTTCTTTACTCTGATATGTTTAACAACATTTTGATTTTTTTCATCGTAGTGACCACCACCTGTTTTGTAACCCATAGGTTTTTGCATCATGCCACCACCCATTTTTTTCTTAGGCTCATCTTTCTTTTTCATTTTAGATTTTAAATATTGTTGTGCAGCGACTCCCGCAGCACCAACACCTAAAGCTATTTTACCAATAGTAGTTGCTTTTAATGCTTGCTTACCTGCTGCTAAAGCCATTCTTCTTTTATTAAATTGAGATGCAGACTCTCCCGGTTTAAAACCTTTTGCTTTTCTCATCTCTGCCATAGAAGAATATTTTTTCTTTTCTTTAAAATATTGGTCTTCATTTTTTATACCCAAACCTTTGTAGTCTTTAAAAACAGCTTTACCTTTACCACCTGCTCTTTTATATGATTTTTGATCGTACGTAGTTATGTTATAAGCTGGTGAATTTAATTTAGCACCTCTTACTTCTGAAGTTGCTTTTTTTAAACCTTTTAAATATTTTTTATAATCTTTAGCCTCACCTAATTTTTGTTTTGCGAAAGGATTAACACCTGCTAAAGCCATTCTTCTTTCAAGGAACTTTCCTCTTTTGTATTTTGCTACGCCACCCATTTTTTTACCAGATATTCTTTTTAGCATTGCAAGTGGGGATAAAAATTCCATACCCTTAGCACCTTTGT